AACGGCCTGTTTTATCCACTTCGAAGTCATCACAGGCTTTTTAAACGACACATCCACATTCGACACAATCGTTCCATCCCCCGTCCTATAAGTCCTCTCCCTCAAAATCATATCCGTCACATCGGGAATATCTAAATCAAAATGAACATAATCATCTTTCGGTAAAGCAACATAGGTCGGGTCATAAATCCCCGGCGTATATTGTAAGGCTTGAATAGTCACATTCCCATCTGCCGCCCTATTCACGGCCAAGGCTCTATACTCTTGGATGCTTTCATTCACAACACCCAACGCCCACACATCATATTCTTGCGGCGTAAAGGTGAAAGGCGAGGCCACACTTACGGCCACATAAGAACCGGCCACACTCGAAATCGCTCTTGTTTCTATCTCATCCGTATCACTATTTTTAATCATCAACTCATACGACTTTCCCCATTCCAAAGTCACGGTCTTATCCAACTGAATTATCGAGGGCGTATTCCCACTCCTCAACCGGCCTCCATCACCCCACGCCGGAAGGTCATGCTGAAAACTAAAAACATCATTGGCCTGTAAGGTCGAGGCGTCGGCATAGGCCGTAAAATTAATTATCCGGCGGTTCTCTTTCAACCCATTCAAATAAATCTTGGCCTCTCGCAATAATTGGCTCACCCGGGAACAACCAATCAACTGAAAATTACCTTGTCTTATACTCTCACCCCGGCGTATAGCATCCTCATCACCAACCTCTTGATTATCCAACTGATAATTTTTATCCTTATTATTAAACGAACACATGGCGATATTCGGCACCTTGCGGGAAAGGTAAGTAATATTAAAACTATCCCTCACAATATTCCCCATCGTAAATAAAAAGCATGGGTCGGCTTGCTTCTCAATACTCACCCTCACCTTCCCCCGGCCTTTATCAATCAATCCCCGGAAGGCACGAAGGAACAAGGCCACCACATCATCGGCCAACATATCCGTATCTAAAACAACATCAAACCAAAATCTCTTCTCCTTCTTTCCGGCCAAATTATCCACTCCCTCATCACAATACAGGGCGGCGGCCAAGAAACTCTCCTCATCCAAATCACTCCCCAAAATAAAATCACCCAATCCAAACCGGGCATTAATCAATAAATCCCTCAAACACCAAACCGGATTAGCACTCCACGCCTCCACATAAGAAATCCCATCCCAATGAACCACGGCTTGATTCCACAGGGTCTTAAACCTCTCCTCGGCTCCATCATAATAATATTCTTCCCAATCAACCAAATCATCGCCACCATCCGTATATGTTACTTTCGGAACCATCACCTTGCGGCCACTTACCAAACACGAAACATCCGGCATTGAATCACTCAACTTCATCATCCCAAGCAACCTCAACCCAAGCAAGGCCGTGGAAGGATAGGCCAAATCCTCCGTCACAATCTCATCAATCGAAACAAACTGAACATCCCCAAAAGTATGAACACCATCGGCATTATCGGACATCTTCGTTACCCGAATATCATACTTCCCGGCGGCCAAATATTCGCTCTTTACATACTGCTTAAACTCACTCTCGGTCTTATTATTAAACTCATAATTCCCCATGAAAATCCATGTCGGGGAGGAGTGTAATTTATACTCAACCTTAAACGAGGCATACCAAGACAACTTATTATTATCAGCATCCAACTCATACAACTTATCAACCTTCACCTCAACCTTAAAGGCCTCACAATCCTCAACCACACCCTCATAAACATACGGCACATCAAACAAAAGAAACTCTTGAATCCCGGTATAATTATGTAAATCTCCAAACCCGGCAATCGGGTCTTGGCCATGCGTTCCCAAACGAACAGACACCTCCGCACTCTTCCCATACGGGTCAAGGGGATTATCACCATAAAGGCTCGCAATCGAAACTCCATTTATCTGAACATTCGTCACGCTCTCAATCTCGCCTTCACACAAGGCCACCAACATACAAAGCGTTTCATTATCCCCTTCTTCAATATAGGCATTAATCAAATTCCCATGAAGAATATGACGGCCATAAACAACCGGAACCACGGAGCCAATATCTTGCGTCATCTTGGCTCCACTAAACTTATAATGTTTTGTCTCTTCCAAATCAACCAAAGTATCCGTCGGCACCAAATCAACCGGCGCCATCAACTTATCCACGGCCGAAATTATAATCGCATCATATTCACTCATTAAAACCTCTATACCTTTTCAACTGCTTTACTTTCACTTGTAATGATTTTGTCAACATTAACAACAACCCGCAATCCATTCGTATCTATACTCTTTACCCTAACCCAATCAATATGATAATCGGCATAATTATTGGCCGTCGAATATGGCTGAAACCCAATAGTAATTGGATTTCCAATATTCGTATAGGAATCTTCGGTATGGGTAAAAGAATCCCAATAAATACTATCAACATAAATTTCACCAACTAACGCCTTACTCGATGGATGGCCAAACATTCTAACTTTAAATTCATACCAAGTATTTTTCTGAAACTCTCTCACCTCAATAGCATAATTATGCACATCCAAAAGCCACCAAGTCTGCGTATTCTTCTTTCCATTAAATTGAAGAAGCATACCAATCTCATTTAAACCATGACTTCCGGAAAATCTAACTTGCAAAAAGTTTCCTGTATTCCCGGCTCCATTTATATCACCTAACTTCATTCTCCAAGAAATATCCGAACCACTACCTAATGTTGCCGTCCGGCGAATATCAATAATCTGATTAGTTCCCGAGGCGGCGGTAAACCCAACCCTAAACTGACCAATCGGGTCTTCCGTAAAAATACAATTAGCACCATTAGGAAGATAAGTCCAAAGGCCGGTCGTTCCCGAACACTCATCTTCCCAAATAACGGTTGTCGTATCAACTTGGCGGAACTCACTTACAGATATAACATTTTCATAAACATTAATAAGAGGCCTAACATTCCCATACTCCGCAACACTTACGCTATCATAAACAATGAAGAGAAGGTCGCGGACAATATTCAAATTCTCCGTAATGGTAATTGTCTGAAAAGTAGTCAATAAATACAACCAATAAACAAAATCAAATGTAGGAACCTCGTTTATCACAGCATCATCATAGGCAAACAACGACCTATAAAACCAATCAATATTGACATAATCAACGACAGAAATTAAATCATAAATATAAAACCACCAAATATCGTAACCCAAAATACTGACTTCCTCAATATTCAAATGCTCTACCGGCGACCACAAATTAATTATACTGCTCCAAAACTCCGTATATTCAGAAACATGAATAACCTCAATCACCTGTCTATATGTATTCGTTAAGAAATAAACGGCCTCCAATACATTAATAGTCACATCCGTCACTTCAATCTGATACCCAATAAATCCATCATAGGCGTAATCAATAACGGCAAAATCTATCCAAACAAAAACCTCAATCGGATTTTCCCCACAATAACAATACTCCGACACGGACGCCCAATCCTCCGCATACAACTCCAACGGCTTATCGGCTCTCATTTCCAAACCATACCAAAACCGGCCACCCTTACTTATCCCCTCAATCGCCCCACCCCACGCCTCAAACTCACTCCCCCTCATGGCCTCCACACGAATATCATAAATATCCTTCTCCAAATCCCCGGTGTCAACAATAACATCCTTATAAACAAAGGCGTCATCGGTAGAGGCTCTTTCAACAATCGCCCTCGCAAACATCGTCCAATCCGTATCCCCCACCTTCCGGTAATAGCACTTATAAACACCCTCATATAAAACCGGGATATTCTCATCCTCCACATTGGGTTTCCACCCATACCCGGCCAACCGGAGGCGCACATCCACACAGGAATACGGCACACGAAATTCATTCACCCAAGCGGTTTGAACCTCGCCGGCGATAGTAATTACATCTTGCCAAACTTGATAGCGTAGGAACATATTATTTATTTATCCAAATCTGTTTATTCGGAGTAGCGGGGAAGGCTCCAAAATGTTTTGAATTATTTAACTGACGGCATTTCTGTAAATTCTTCTCACAATCTCCCACACTCCCGGCATACTGACAATCCACACCCTTAAACCTAAACCGGCAATATCCCCTAAAAAAATACCGGCGCGGAATCCTCCTATCCAACGCATCACTCGGCGTCGAACAACGCAAGGTCATTTTGGTAACATCGGCCAAGTAATCCGTCACCCTAAACACATCCATCAAATAAGCATCGGGATTCGAAATATCCTCCTCGGCCACCATATAAATCCTTACTTCCTTATCCTCTAAATCATAGGTATCAACCAAGGCTTGAATTTCCCGATTCATATTCCCAATCTCAATATTTGTCTTAACTGCCTTAC